GCCATAATTTACCGCCTTTATAGTGATGTGAGTCCCGCTTTCTATGTTGGTTCAACTTCTCGCGACCTGAAACATCGTCTCTCCAAACACAAGAACAAATCATGGGAGGCACCTAATCGGAAATTGTATAAACATATCCTTGAGAATGGCGGGTTTAAGGAGTGGCGAATGGAACCGCTGGAAACTATTGAGACTGATAATCGTCTGACTCGGGCAACTCGGGAACAATTCTGGATAGATGAATTGAAACCTGAATTGAATAGTATTCGGGTTTTAGGATAAAACTATTTTCTATATCTATTATATAATGGATATCGAAGACACATTGACTGACATCACCGACGAGCCCGAGAGTCCGCTGGAGAAGCCAAAGCGTAAGGCGAGTGAGAAGCAACTCCTTGCTCTTGCGAATGCTAGGGAGAAGCGAAAGACCAAGAAGACGGCACTCGAGGTCGCTCAGGCTCCGCCTCCTGCTCCTGCCCCAGCACCCATGGCAAAACAACCTGAAGCCAAGCCTTTGGCGAAGCCGAAACTGAAGAGAGCGGAACCCAAGCCAACTATCATCCAGTTTGAATCAGATGACAGCAGTGGTTCTGACAGCGATGGACCTGCTCCTGCTCCGACGATTATTATTCGCAATGGAAGGAACAAGAAGGCAGAGGCTAAGCCTGAGCCTCCTCAGGCTCCGAGGCAGTACATTCGTAGAGCCAATTAAAGCAGAGAACCAAGGTTCTCCGCACCTCTCCTTAATGGTATGGTGGTAAGGAGGAACGACGAGTTCCTCCTATTTCTTAACTAGATGAGATTCATCTATTTTAGACGCTTTGCCTCCCATGACGGCACTATAAACTCTAGCAAAAGCCCACTGCTCGGGAGAGCGGACTTGAGGGCGAACAGATGCTGGATTGGTCTTGTATGCTCCGATACCTTTATCGAAAATGACCTGTAGACCAGAGAGCCTAAACCCAGTAATCTTGGCAATCTCTTTTAGCGAATGTGGTTCATCGCGAGGGAAGCCATATTTCAAATTGAACTTGTTTTTGTAAGTTAAGACCATTATAATATACAGATATATTAAATGAGTGTAAATCATTCACAGACAAGGTCATCGAGCAAAATATTTTTATCAAGCAATGGAAGCAACCAAGTAGTAAATAGCACAACGCTAAATACAGACATAACCTTTTACTTTGACCCACTATTGCTAAGCAATTCAGAGTTGGCACATTTCGTTATCGGACTCGAACAAGCGTCAATCCCAGTTAGCATCTACATGATAAACAGCAAGAACAATGTGATGGTAGTCAATGGAGTAACTTATACAATCCCAGTTGGAAACTATACCATATCAACTATGATAACCTATTTGAACGGCGTTAATTCTGGAATCCAGTTTGAATTTCTCCCAGTTCCAAGCACAATTAAGGTAACAATTAATCCGACGGCTGATGTAGTTATAAGTGGTTCGGCTTCATCCATTCTCGGATTCGTAGCAGGAACATATCTGAATCCGCATACCTTTACCAATGTAGTCAATCTCACATCGACTAGCGGAATAATCATCCAAATTGAAAATGTGACAACGACCAATCGCGATAATTCAGGAAGGACGGGAGCGACCTTAGCCCGTATTCCTATCACATGTGCTCCTCTGCGTATTCTCCAATACTTTAATGCCTTCCCATTCTACTCACAAATTGCGAATCGCGAACTGACTTATTTACGAGTTCGTTTGTTGAATGATGATTACAGCCAACTTGAACTAGTAGGAAATCCACCATGGTTCTTGGTTATCCGAGTTGATTACTCGGACAAAGTTATTGGTGAAGAGAAACCCAATGAGATTAAGAATATGAGAACATTACAAGCAAGACAAGAACTCGAAGCCAATATTGCCGAGTTGGATAGACAGGCAAAATCAAAAAAATAAATATATCATAACATAGTATAATGGGATTCCTCAGTGCTTTTGATAAGTTTGGCAAAAATCTAAAACGAGGCTTTACAGACTTTGCCGTCAAGGCAGACAGGGCATTACAGCCGAAAAATGTGTTAGCGGGACTCAAGTCAGCGGGTCAGTTTATTGAACGCAAGGCGTTACCAGTACTTCAGCAGGTTGCGTCGGGTGTTGCTACGGGAGCCAAATATCTCGCACCTGCGTTAGCATTTACGCCGTTAGCAGAGTTTGCTCCTGTTGTAGCAGGTATCGGAGTCGGAGCGGGTCTTGGTGCGAAGGCACTTGGTTCTGGACGCAAAGCGTTGAAGGTCGCTGGTGAAGCAGTTGATGCTGTAAACAGACCATCATTGGAAAAGACAGCGAAGTTGGGACAGAAGTTGAGCGGACTCTTTTAAGCAGAGAACCAAGGTTCTCCGCACCTCTCCTTTTTCATGTTTGGCTCCACCTTTCCCAAAGGTGGGTTTTAAGTTAATTTTTTATATCCCATCTATATATAATGCCCGAAAAGGAAGTCGCGAAGACACAACAAACATTTTTCCAATCCTCCTCAGCAACCAACTTTACATTTGCCTTCTACCGAGTTTATAAACGCCAACCTAAGAATCGCTTCAGAGTTCGAGTGATTCAGTTGGCTGACTTAGATTCTTTAGCAACAGATGCTAGTCCGAGTATATATGTGGCTCAGGGATTGGTAGGTGCTAATGGAATCTTTAGCGGACCAAGGACTGACGGATTAACAGGTAATCAGGCAACAGGAATGAAAACGAATGACTTCGTTTTAGGCATAACACAAAGATATGATACTTCAGCAACCGAATCATCTGGTGCCACATACTCCCTGCCGATTGAGTATTACACAGACGAGATAAGTACTTCGCCTTTCGTTGTAAGATTTTATCAAATGAGTTCCGCCAGTTACAGCAGTGATATTGCTAGTTTGTGTATCGTTTTCGAGATTACCGAACTTGAGGAATATTAGGCATAAAAAATTATCCGCATAAGTATATATATGGATAATTTTCGTTTAGGAGAAGTTTCTACTGAGATTGCCGAACCGCCCACTCGGGTTGCCGAGATGGAGAGCATTTACTTTAGGCTCAAGAAGTTAGAGGAGCGAATGGATTTGATGATGGCTTTGAAAACTGCGAACAATATTGACATGTCAAAATTCACTTGCGATATTCCGCCACTAGGCTCAAATTTACCAAGAATTGAAATACCTTTAAGGAAGGTGGAACCAAATGTTGAATCGTAAAAATTCTTTTCTAACGATAAACTATAATGGCTACTTACATTCCCGTCGTTCCCCGCGAAATTGATTTGTCCGAGTATAAGGGAGTTCAGGGAGGTCGCTCCCGCAGGATTTCCGTCCAGCCCGACAATCTTTCGACTTACACCTCTTCTGCTTCTACTTCTGATATTTTCTTTTCTATTCCTGCTTCCAGGAATTCCTTCATTCAGACCAACGCGACTCAGTTGGTTTTCAATGTCCTTGCCAACTCGTCGGTTGCTTCCACTGCGTCGCTTTCAAACGGCTCTGGGTCGTCCATCATTCAGGCGATGGAGGTCGTAGTCCAGAATCAGCAAGTCGAGAATCTTTTGAATTATGCGACCTATGCGGGTATCGTTGAGGATTGCCAGTCTCTTAGTCGCACGACATCGGTAAATTCTATTATGAACGGACACACCTCGACGCTCAAGGCGGGTAAGACTATTTCTGGTGCTGTTGATACTGACGGAGTCCCTGTTCGTTGCGTCCAGCCTTTGTATTCTGGTCTTCTAGGAGTCGGAGCCGAGCAGTACTGCCCCTGTGTGGATGGAATTCGCGTCAAACTCACTCTTGCTACGAGCAACAACGCTCTTACGATTTCCTCTGGAACGGCTGTTTATAAACTTTCCAACATCCAACTCCAACTCGAGATTATGGATTTTGACTCTGCCACCATGTCTGCTCTTATCGCACAGGGCGGAGGAATGCTGAAACAGCACATGACTTCCGTCAACAACTACCAGGCGACCATCTCTGCCTCTACCGCCAACAGCGTCCTCATCCCTGCCAGGTTTAGCAGTGTCAAGGCTCTTCTGTGTTGTTTCAGGCTCTCTACGAACATCTCTTCTCCCGCTACGGAGAATGTGCCAGGTGACCGCATCCTTCCTCAGATTGCGTCTTACTTCTTCCAGGTCGATGGAGCGAATGTGCCGTCCGTCCCTGTTCTTGTTGCGGATTCTGCGACCAGTGTTTATGCTGGTGAGGCTCTTGGCGAGGCGATGAAGGTATTCGGTGGGACGAACTCTGCTCTGTTCCAGGTTGTCTTCGCTGAGGCTAACTACGAGGATTTGACTGGAACCGCAGGAACGGGCTCCTTCTTCATCGGTCTCAACTTCGAGTCCCAGGATTCGGCTGGGTCGGCTCTGATATCTGGTCGCGACCTCAACTCTAGCAATGTGTATTTGAACCTTACGCATTATGCTACGGCGTCTGCGTCGGTCTGCGACGCATTCGCTCTTTACGACCAGGTCATTACTTACAACATGATGGATGGGTCTATCTCCCAGTCCAAGTAAGCAATATCGCTCTGAATAATAATTAAATATCCATATATATTAATATATGAAGATTGAAGTAGTTGATGAAAGCAAATTGAAAATCAAACCATCAAAACAGAATATAGACGATGCTCTTGGTGTGCCTCCACCATTCCCAAATAAGAACAGCGTCATTTTCGTTAGCGGTCCCATGGGTTCAGGTAAGTCTACATTCATGAATAACTTGTTTAAGGCAACTGGTGAGAACCGAATATATAGGAAGGTATTTGATTCGGTCTCATATGTGACACCAGAGGAGGTTTTCAATTCAGAGGAAGACCATGTTTTCAAAGGGCATCCTCGAGTATTCCATGACCTTAGTCCCGAGACATTTGAAAAGATTGCTTTGAAAGCAATTGAGGTGAAAGCAGATGGCGGTAACTCTTGTCTCGTAATCGACGATTTTTCCGAGCAACTCAAACTGAAACGAACCGAGTATATGCTTAGGAAACTTATCAACAAACACAGGCATCTAAAATTGAATATAATAATTTCTGCTCTCAATCAGCGTTCCTTAGCAAAATCACTCAGGTCACTTATCGATGTCATAGTCCTCTTCAAACCAAAATCGATGGTGGAAATGGATAACTTCGGAGAGGAAGTATTTGGAATGTCAAAGGCGGATACTAAAACTCTCTATGAATTTGTCTTTG